AATACTATAAAGGAAGTTAGAGGATTTAGAAGATTCGACAAAGTGAGATATAAAAATCAAATTGGCATAATCCACGGGTTAAGAAGTTCTGGATACTTCGATATACGTACATTGAGCGGAGAAAAAATTCACTCATCGGCAAAGTGGTCAAACCTAAAACTTTTAGAAAAAGCAAAAACACTAATGTTAGAAAGGAGGGAACAGCGCATTCCTCTCCATCTTAAAGAAGATGGAGTCTCCTGCGCTGGCTTATGATGAAACGTGTTAATACTATGCTACATTGGGCAAACTTTAACAGGCAATACGAGGGGAAACTTGCAAGAAAACTGTATAAGATTTTCTTAGATTTACAAAAAAACTTGTTTCCAACAAAAGATTTAGCCGACGATATTATTGTTGCTGTGGAAACACGTTATAAACGCAATTTAGAACAATTTTACGAAGAGCTTAGAGAGCTTACTGCAGGGCAAGTTGCTGGATTTATAACACAACACATAGTCCAACAATCTCCAGATGCAATTAGACTTGCAATTAACCATGCAATTGCACAACGTGGGGCTAGTCTAGTTACAAACTTAACCGATTTAGAAAAAGACAAACTAAGCTTATTAATGCAGTATTACGGGCACGAACGTAGTTATACAGAAATAGCACAGGTGTATAGAAATTACATTGGGTTAACAAAGCCACAAATGGAAAGACTAGTTGCATTGGAAAAAGAATTACTTGCAGATGGTATTAGTGTGGATAAGATAGCCAAAATACTAGAAAAGACATCAAAACAAATGTTACGTTATCGAAGCTTAGTTATTGCACGAACAGAAATGGCATATTCCTACACAACAGCCCAAAACACGCATTTTGCATATTACCAGGACCAAACAGGGCGAGAAGTAACAAAAATTTGGCAAGTATCCCCCGACGATTTAACTTGCGAAATATGTACAAACTTGCACGGGGAACGTAAAAATATTAACGAAGCTTTTTCTACGGGAGTATCAGGGCCACCCGCACACCCAAATTGTAGGTGTTATTTAACGTACGAAATAAAAGATTAAAAAAGTTTGACTTGCTAACTATTTTTTTAGTATAATATACATATGTAAAGGAGGTGTGACTCATGCCTGAACACGAAGTCAAAACGTTAAAAGACCAGCCAGAATTTAAATTGCAGGCTATAGAAGAAGACAATAAAGCCTTGTTTGAAGGTTATGGTGCTGTATTTGGAAACATAGATGCTTATGGGGATGTAATAGTAAAGGGTGCATTTAAGAAAAGTCTAGAAAAGTGGAAAAACTCTGGAAAGAAAATTCCTTTGCTGTATCAGCACAACCCGAGCGATATTATTGGCGTTATTACAGAAGCTTACGAAGATGATTACGGGCTATATATTAAGGGCGAAATTAATCTAGATACAACAAAAGGCAAAGAAGTTTATTCGCTTATGAAACAAGGCGCATTGCATGGACTTAGTATTGGTTACGAAACTAAGCAAGCAAAAAACGAAAAAGGCATTAGAAAACTTTTAGAAGTAGAATTGTGGGAAATTAGTATTGTTACATTTCCAGCAAACGAACTTGCGGAAGTGGTTAAGGTAAAAGCAGTAGTTCCTTACCAGGACTTGCCACTTGCACCTAGAGAAACACCGTGGGACGCTAACAAAGCAAGGCAGAGAATTGCAAAATGGGCAAGTTCCGATGGAAGCGGTTCCAAAGAAACAATAGATTGGGCAAAGTATAGAAAAGCATTCTTGTGGTACAATGCAGAAGACCCAGAAAACTTTGGTAGCTACAAACTACCAATTGCAGATGTAATAGACGGACAGCTTAAAGCAGTACCACGTGCTATTTTTGCTGTAGGTGCTGTATTGCAAGGTGCACGTGGTGGGGTGGACATTCCAGATGCAGACAAAGAAAAGATAAAGAAAATTGTAGAAAAGTATTATGCCAAGTTAGATTCGGTTGCACCGTGGCAGGATGAAGCAAAACAGGACGAATTAGATATTATTTACGCAAAAGCAATTTTGGAAACTAAGTTGAACAAGAAGCTATCAGGCAATATTGGTGGTTTAATACAGGAGTTAAAACAGATTATAAACGAACTAGAAACCAAAGTTGCAATAGAGCAAAAAGCAGAAGAAACAACTGTGCAGGAAAACACTCCAAAGGAAACGGTTACAGAAGAACCAGAAGAACTAAAAGCTATAAGCGAAAAGCTCGATAACCTATTACAACTTTTTAAAGGAGGTAGTTACTATGGAAATTAAGGAATTTTTAGCAAAGTTAGACGACTTTAACAACGGCTTTATGGAATTTAAAAGCACCATTGAAAAAAGAATTGATGAAATCGAAGCCAAACTAAACAGACCAAGGGCAGAACAACTTACACAAGAGCAAAAAGAAAACCTATCAAAAAAAGCATATTTAAACTACTTAAGAATTGGAGTCAAGGAAATGCTGAAACCAGAGGAACAAAAAGCATTAGTAGAAGACACTGCAACCGCTGGTGTTTTAGTTCCAGAGGAATATTACAGCGAAATACTTACAAGTCTTAAGCACAAGTCTATTGTTAGAAGATTTGCAAAGGCTATTACAATTAAAGGAAACAAACTTAACGTAAGAAGCATGACCGATGTTACTATGGGGTGGGGCAAACTTGAAACCGGTGCACAAACACTTAGTGATAACACACCTAGCTTTAGCAAATCTGCAATTGAAGTAAAAGACCTAGTTGGACTTATTAAAATTGGTAGAGATTTACTTCAGGATAGCGACGTAGCATTAGAACAATTTATTCTTAGTACATTTGGCAACAGAGCTGGTTATTATGAAGATAAAGCATTTTTCCTTGGTGACGGAAACTTGCAACCACTTGGTGTTCTAAACGATACAAATATTATCACTGTTACTTCAGGAAGTGCTGGAACAATAGTTTCAGACGACATTTTGGAAATGTACTTTGCACTGAAGGAAGAATATAGAGCAAACGCAATTTGGGTCATGAATTCTGCAGTGGAAAAAGCATTGAGAAAATTAAAAGACAACAACGGTAATTACATGCTCCAAAGAGACCTTAGTTCTCCAACTGGTAGAACACTGCTTGGTAGACCAATTTTCAATTTTGATGATTTGGAAGGGAACATTGCAACAGGCAACGATGTAATACTCTTTGGAGACTTTACAAATGGTTTCTTAATTCTCGACAAAGTAAATGGAATGTCTACACAAAGACTTGTAGAAAAATATGCAGAACAAGGACAAGTTGGAGTTCTCTTCTACCACAGAGTTGGTGGTGGAGCAATTACACCTGAAGCATTTGCAAAACTTACCATACAATAATCTATAGGGGAGACAATCTCTCCCCTTTTGCTACAAAGAAGGTGAGATTTTGATTAACAAAACACCGTTAACACAGTTTGATTTTAGTGAACTATACGATTATGCCAAAGTAACAGCACCGGATAGCACACTAGAATTTGCAGGGAACGCAGCCGTAAATATTGTAGAAGATAAAACAGGCTATGCTTTAAGAGATTTAGAAGTTACAGTTTCTGGTTATTACTCTAATTTTTACTTGCCTTATGTAGAACAAGATGACAGCTTTACACCTATCCTGCTTATAGATAACGAAGTAGCAAATTTTGATGAATATTTCACACAGGTTGGTGACGCAATAATTCCAATTGTAAACTATCCCAAAGATGTAATCATTTCATTTGTGTACAAATACCGTGCTAAACCTATTGCTGATATAAGTTTGCTTAAATTGTTAGCTTATAGACTTGCCACTTACTTTTATGACAACCGAACAATAGAAGTACCCGCAGACATTAGCGCAGAACTCCGCAAAATAAAAAGGTGGCGGATATAATGGATATAGGAAAATTCAAGTACGATGTCACATTAATTTCTGAAACAAAAACTCCAGATGAATATGGTGGCTATACGACAACTAAGCAAGAAGTGTCAAAACCTTGCTATATAGAAAAGATAGAAACTAGAGAAGTATATGACGAAACACAACAAAGATTTTTACATGTGAAAAGAGCAATCATTTATATCAGGAACGAAGGTGAAACATTTGATAAATTCACATTCGATGATGAAGTAATTTTCAGAGTTGTAAACATTACACCATACAATCGGACAATATTAAAAGTAGAAGGTGTAAGTTATGCAACTTGAAATTAAGAGTAACATCAAAGACGTTTTAAAGCTTACAGATAAAGAGTTAAAACAAAAAAAGGATAAGATACAGAAGATTGTTGTAAAGGAATTAACACAAGCTGTAAACGATGCACGTAATGATGCACCGTATCGCACTGGAACACTAAGACGTGGAATAATGTTGAACGTAATAGATTTAAGCAGAAATTGGCATTTGCAAGTTGTTTCAATAGCACCATACTCAAGTTATCTGGAATTTGGCACAATTAAAATTAAACCAAGACCATTTTTCTTCAAGAACATAGATAAAGCAATAGACCGCATTAAAAAGCAATTAGAAGGTGAGAAATAATGATTAGAAACATTAATCACGAAGCAGAAATACACAAAGCCTTGTTTTCTATCTTAAATCCGTTATATCCCACATACGATGCATTACCAACAACCCCAAATTATCCGTTTATAGTCTTAGGTGAGCCCGAAGCAAGCAATGGAGATGTAAAAAATATCGGCAGTTCACAGGTAACTTTTAATATACATTTGTTTAGCAACTACCATGGCAAGAAGGAAATTTATCAAATGGTACAAGATGTAATTACTGCAATAAACAATCTAGATGCAACACCAATCAAAATAATTCTTTTAGGGTACGATGTGTTTTATCAAAACGAGCAAGACGAAGTTAAACATGCAATTATACGTTTAAGACTTAAAACTTACGAATAATAATTTTGAAAGGAGGTAACATTATGGCACAGAACGTTGTGAATGCTGATACTGTTTTACTTAAAGTTGGAGGCATAGAAGTAGGGGCACAAAGGAACGCAACATTAACTATCAATGCAGAAACATTAGATGCAACAGCAAAACAAGATGGTTGGCAAGAATTTTTACCCGGCAAGAAAAATTGGACTGTAGATTGTGATGCGCTAATTGTTGTAGGCGATACTTCTAGAAGTGCTTTGGAAAATGCATTAATCAACGGCGAAACTGTAAATGTAGAAATTACTATTACAGACGGCACAACCACGACAACTTATTCTGGTTCTGGATACATAACCAGCATGCAGTTAACTTTCTCTATGGGAGATGTTGCAACATATAGTGTTTCTATACAAGGTTCTGGTGCACTTACCATAGCATAAGGAGGTAGAAATAGATGACTTTCAAATATGGAAATAAGGAATATACACTTAAATATGGTGTTAGAGCTTTGATAAAATTAGAAGAGTATTTTAACGTGCCAATTTCTAAAATCGCGGACAAATTTATGGACAGCAAAAACCTTAGCATAAGGGATTTATACGAATTATTCAAAGCAGGCTTAGCCAAAAACAAACCACCATTAACCGACGAAGACATAGAAGAAATTATAGACAGCATGGGATTCAACAAAATTGCTGAATTAGTTGGCAAAGCTTTTCAAGAAAGTTTTGAACCCGCAAAAGAAGTAAAGGAAGAAATGCAAAATTTTTAACATCTCAAGGTAGTGGGGACACATTCTCCACTACCTTGTTAATTATAGAAGGCATTAGATGTGGATTAAAGTTAGAAGAAGTTATGGAATACACACCTAGGGAATTGTATTATTACATTTTAGCACGAATGTACGAACAAGATAGACAAATGCAATTGTTAGCATGGCAAACTTCTCTAATTGTTTCCTACGCAGGGAAACTCCGCAAACCCGTAAAACCAGATAGTATCTATTTATCTCCATTGAAACGAAAAAAATATAAAAATATCTCTCCAGAAAAGCTAAAAGAAGAGTTTTTTAATATTATTAAACAGCACAAAAAGAAGGTGAAATAATGCCTGAACTTCGTTTTGATTTTATTGCAAACACTTCTCAATTAAAGAAAGCCCTAAATGAAATAAATAAAGACCTGCAAAACGTAAGAGTGGAGTTAGGACGTTTTCAGGCACTAAGTGCAAATTTAAAAACAGTAGGAACTAATCTTACAAAATATGTTACAGCTCCACTTGTAGCACTAGGTGGAGCATCTCTTTTTGCTTTCACACAAGTAGACAACGGTTTGGACGCGATAAGAATTGGTACAGGTAAAACAGGGAAAGAATTAGAAGAACTTAACTCTATTTTTATGGAAATAGCAAGCACTGCACCTACATCTTTCAAAGATGTGGCACAAGCAGTTGCAGACTGGAACACAAGATTGGATATTTCTGGACCACTTTTAAAGGAAACAGCTAAACTTACGGTAGATTTGGCAGACCTTTTGGGAGAAAATTTAGGAAGTGTAATAGAAAAAGTTGCACAAAGCATACAAAAATGGAATTTGAATATTAAACAAACACCAGATTTTTTAAACCATCTTTTTAAAGTTGCACAAGCAACAGGAATAAGCATAACAGACCTAGTAGACCAGCTTGCACGCAATGAAAATGTACTAGAAGCATTTGGACTAAACGCATACGAAAGTGCAAGTTTTCTTGGTTTGCTGTACAAAAAAGGTATAGATACATCTAGAATGTTCTTTACTTTGAAAAGTCTTATTGGTGAAAACGCAAACAATGTAGAAATACTTAAGAAAGCAATAAAAACACTAACAGATGAAACAATAGATAATACAACTAAACAAAAAACATTGGAAAAAGTTTTGCAAGGCGTTTCTAGTACTGCAAGAGCAGAATTAAAAGATGCTTTAAACATTTTAATTGCTGATTTCAAAAGTTTTGAGGCTGGAATAAATAGTGCAACAGATAGTATAGAAAAAGCAAGAGAAGATACATGGGATTTTGCAGAAAGCTTTGTGGTGTTGAAAAACAGAATACAACTTGCTCTTCAACCACTAGGAGAAGATTTAGCAGAGGCATTAGAAAATTTACAACCAGCCTTGCAAGGTGCTGTGCAAACTCTTGCAAATTTAACAGAAGCTTTTTCCAAACTACCAACAGGCATACAAAAAACAATTATTGTCATTGGTGGCTTTTTAGCTTTGTTAGGACCCGTTTTGCTAGGAGTAGCCCAGTTAATACCACTTATAGTTTCTTTAGGCAAAGCTTTTGCGTCTTTAGGTACATTTATAGCTGGTGGTGCATTATTGAAAGGCTTAGCAAGTTTAGGAAGTTTGTTGGCTGGGCTTATTAATCCTATTACCGCATTAGTTGCAGGTGCAGGTGTTGCGGTAGGATTATTTATTAAGCATTTGCGAGACGCAAAAAAAGCAGAGCAAGAATTCAGGGAAAGCGCAGAAACACCAATTACTATACAACTATTTGACCCAAAATTACAAAAAAAATGGAATGAAGCAATTAAACAAACGGAAAAGACTACTGATGCCTTTGATTATATGGCAAAAAATATTTCTTACAGTTCTAAAAAAGCGAATGTTTCTATGCAAATAAACATTAAGCAGGCAACCACCGATGCTGCAGAAGAAGCAACAAAAGCAATAGATAAGATGGTGAAAAAGATGATAACAACGTTAGGAATGCTAACAGATGGGCTAACCGAAACAGGCGATGATATGCAAAAAGAAATAGAAGATATTGTAAAGAATACTGTTAACAAATTTAATAAATTACCAGAAAATATGCAAAAAGCCATATTAGGCTTAGATAAAGTGTTTAACGATGCAACTAGCAAAGCCAATCAACTTTTAGGAATTAAAGAACCATTTGATGAAGTGCAAAAAACAACGGCTAAGATGGTGGAAGATATACAAAACAATATACGTGGCATGTTCGACCCTGTTTTAACTGATGTGTTGACTGATGCAAACGATAATATACAACAGTCAACAAAACAAATAAACGAACAATTGTTTACGTTCTCCACTGATGCACAGAATACAATTGCAGAAGGTTTTAATAATATAAACAGCATTATGTTTGAAACAACCACAAGTGCAGTAGACACAACCACACAAAGTTTTGTAAATTTGGAAACAAGTTTAGGTGAAACTTCGAACAACATTGCTACATCTGTATCACAAAGTTTTTTGGGAGTAACAACTAGTGTAACCGAGACTATGCAAAATCTTGCAGATAATACAAAGGCAAAAAACAAAGAAGTAGAAGATAGTTTTACAAATACTAATGCGTCTGTGACCGCAATTCTGGGCAAATTAACTAACAACATAGAACAAGCCACAGAACAAATAGGTATTTCTATAGATAGTTCTATTGGGGATTGGCAAACTTGGGACGAAAAAATACAAGAAAGCAGGGGATTAATAGAAATCGAGGCAGGTAACCTACAAGAATTAATTAATCAAACGATGGAAAATATAGGAAATACTGTTATTCCTACCGCATACAAAATAGATGGTGCTTTAGCATCTGTAATGACAGATGTAACAACAACCACAAAAGAAGAAACGGACAAACAACTAGAAATTTGGAATAATTTTGTGGAACAATACAAGGCATTTACCAAAGAATGGGCTGAAAATTTTAGTGATAGCATTGATAGTGTAATTTTAAAATACTTGGAAATGTCGGTAAAGGTAAATAAAGTAACCGACGAATTAGAATTTAACGCATTAGATTGGCAAGGATTGTGGAAAGAAACGACAAAGGTAATAGGAGATACTTTGGGTGACACAATTAATACATTTGTAAAAGCAGAAAAAGAAATAGATTTTATGGGTACCAAAATAAAGAACTTCGATAAAATTACACAAACTGTTTTTAACCAGGTAGGCGATGCAGTAGGACAATTTTTCTGGGACCTTACAAACGACAGCGAAAATGCTTTGTCTAACTTAGGCAAGAACATGGCAAAAATCTTCTTGAATTTCCTATCCGCAATAGAAGCACAAGTTTTGGCTGCTAAGGCTGCTGGAATTGCAACAGCAATTGCACAAGCACCTGTAACATTTGGTGCATCTTTGGGACAAATCCCCGGAATTGTAGCTCAAGCGTTGGTTGCAATAGGTGTTATAGAAGCAGCTAAGGGCGTTGTAAGAAACATTGCAGGTCTTGCTGAAGGTGGTATTGTAACACAACCAACGTTTGCGATGATTGGAGAAGGTGGGGAACCTGAAGCCGTTATACCACTTAGCAAGTTGGAACAATTCGTAAATCCGAATAAAGCGCAAGAAATACATTTGCACGTTGGAACACTTATTGCGGACGATTATTCTTTGCAAGAGCTTGCAGAAAAGCTTAACGAATTAACAGGATACAGGGGTTACACGTTCGAAAGCAGGATTTAAAGAGGTGATAATATGGCATGGCAATTAGCAGGTGTAACATTGCCAAAACCCGATAAATTTAGCATAGGATACGTAGAAATTGCAGATTATACTAGAGATATTACGGGAAAACTGTATAAAGATGTTGTGGCTAAAATACGTAAATTTACAGTATCGTTTAAAGGGATAGATGCTACTTTGGCATCTACTTTATCGGGCATTATTGAGACAAATACCGAAATGCTGTTTTTTTACGAATATAATGGTTTAACCTTAGGTGTAACAGTGACGATTTCGCAAGGCACTATAACACGTCTTGAGACAAATACAGAAGCTTATCAAGTGGACCTAACTTTGGAAGAAGTTTAAGGTGGTGGTAGGGTGAAATACCTTGCAGATGTATTTGAAGAACCTATACGAAGTTTTGATTTTAAGGTTGTAATAAATCTTTCGTCTTTGGAGTATGATATATCTCCACAAGCCACTTCGAACAGTGAAAACGCAGTGTCTAACCTCACGCAAACATACAATGGAAGAATAACAATATACAAATGGTTACTTGTAGATGGCTACAACAAACTAGATGGAAGTTATAGGATATTACCGTCTACACCCAACGATGTATACGAAATTGGATACATGAGTGGGTATGTGGCAGATGCAAACGGTAATTTTACAACATACCCTTACGTAGAAATTACCTTTTCGGAAAGGCCAATACAGACGGTTACACTTACATTCGAAGAGCAAAAGCAAGAGCATGCAGAAGATTTTATAATAGAACTTTACGATGCACAAGACACACTTTTAGCAAGTGCAGACATTACAGGCAACACACAAGTAACATTAGAATATGATTTTGGAACTGTTTATGACGCAGTTGCAAAAATGAAGGTGATTTTTAAAAAGTGGAGTTTGCCAAATACCGTTGCAAAGTTAAACGAAACTAACTTAGCAACATTATTAGAATTTACAAATGAACGTATTTTAGGAGCAAACATAAAAGAAAAATTATACAGTCAAACAGGCTTAGGCGGTATTATTGCAAAAGAAATAGACATAAACTTTGCTAACCACGACAAACTGTTTAATCAGTACGAAGATTATCTATATCTAAATCGTAATTTGCGTGCGTACATACGTAGCAGATACCATGGTTTTAGCACAACATACATAAGGCCAAATGTAAAAACTTATAACGGCTTTACTTATGTAGAAAACGAACCTGTTTTTGAAAAGCAAGAAACAGGATTTAGAGCGTTGCTATTAGATGGCACAGATTATCTGGAAATTCCTAACGATGCAATAGATTTGCAAAACAAAAGCTTTAGCATCGAGTCTGTTATTCGTACAACACAAACAGGCATAGCTCCGATATTTTTAAAATACAGCAATTATGCGGAAATTAAACAAGCATATTTATATTTAAATAATGGTGTTCCAACATTTGAGTTCTTTGGTAATGTAATAACAGGAGATTTTGCAATAAACGACGATAAATTACATTATTTAGCCGTTACATGGGATAATGCAACGCAAACAACACAAATGATTATAGATACTACTGCAAAAACTTTTGCAATAACACCTGCAACACCAACGGGCACAACAGCTAAAAATTACGAAAATTATATTGGAACCGACGAAACAAATTATTTTGTGGGTTATATAGATAGCGTTAAAGTTAAATACTATGCACTTACAGAAGAAGAATATCTAAAAAATGCAAACTTTAAACATCTAGAATATGATGAAACAACCGAATACTTATTTAATTTACGGGAATACGCAGGGCAACAGTGGATAAACTTAGGAGAATTTTTTACAGAGCGTTTTAAATTCAACCGCAATGTATTAAATGTATATGCTAAAGACAGGTGGAAAATTTTAATGGAAAAAGAATACTTTGCAGAATTAAAACAAAACCAGACAATACAGGCAATATTAGAAGAAGTACTAGATTATGCAGGGCTAGATAGTACAAAACGAGTTTTGGCAGATTTAAGCGGGTATACCTTGCCTTATGTATTTCTAAAAAACAATGTAGCATCTATTGTACAAAATCTAACAGAAATTGTGGAATATTGTGCTTATTTTGACGTGAACGATTATAAACTGCGTGTAGATAATAATAAAGATTTATTAGGCGAAATAGATATTACAATAGATAAGACAGAAGACAAAACACTGCTTGCAAACAGAGTAGAAACTTCTTTTAGCACGTTTGATTTAGCAACAAACATGTCCCCAAAAACACAAGAATGGGAATTTAATATAGAAGTAGGCACTACTAGAATGCGTTTGGGGTTTGATAAATACTTAACCAATACGACGTTAACCGTTAACAGCGCACCACCAGGCGCGACCATAACAGTTATAAAAACAGATATTGCGGGTATAGATATAGAAATAAACACACCAACAGCAGGCACGGTAAATTTATCAGTAAGCGGAAAACAGTTGGCGATTATACGTTCTAATATTGTTTTAGAAGATACTTATTCGATATCGAGATTTGGTCTTAAAACAACTAAGGTTAATCTAACCAACGTAGCTAATGCGGTAGATTTAGCACAAAAATTAGCAACAGACCTAATAAATGCTTATTCAGACCCAAAAGCTTTAATGCAACTAAAATATCGAGGGAACCCATACTTGCAAGTTGGTAAGAAAATTCGATATAATAATAACGAATATATACTTTTGGAAAACGTGCTAAACTTTAAAGGTGGCTTGCAAGGGCGGTTACGTGCAAGGAGGGTGGTATAATGGTATGGCAACAACCAAAGTTAACATGGCAACCCGCGGAACCATTAACTAACGACGATATGAACAGAATTGAAGGAAATATAGACTATTTAAAAACAGATTTAGATGCACATAAAAATGCTCCATCTGCACACGGCGTTTCTGGGAATATAGTAGGTACTACAGATATACAAACGTTAACCAATAAAACTTTAGGCGCTGGAAACAAGCTAGGCGCCAACCTTGACGCAAGTAGTTATACAATTGTAAACCTTAAAGCCCCTACAAACGCAAATGACGCGGCTAGAAAGGCGGACGTTGACGCTGTTAATACTAGTTTAACTAATCACACGTCAGCAAATAGCGGCGTTCATGGAGTTGCAGGAAACGTTGTTGGGACTTCTGATTCTCAAACACTAACAAACAAGACGCTAGGTAGCGGTTCAAAATTAGGCGCCGATTTAAACGCGAATAGCCACAAAATTACAAACTTAGCAGCACCAGTAAACGCAAATGACGCTGCTAGAAAAACAGACGTCGATACAGCAAGCACGAACTTAACTAACACTTTAAATACTCACGCAGCAACCGCTAGCGGTGTTCATGGTGTAAGCGGGAATATTGTAGGAACTTCTGACACCCAAACACTAACAAACAAAACACTAGGCAGCGGAACCGTTTTAGCCGCAGACCTAAACGCAAACAGCAATAAGATTATCAATTTAGCAGCACCAACAAGCGCCAACGACGCAGCAACAAAAGGCTATATCGATTCAAATTTTGTAAAATTAACCGATTACGAAGACGCCGACGTATTAGCAAAAATTAAAAACGTTGACGGTTCAGGTAGCGGGTTAGATGCAGATATGGTGGACGGAAAACATTGGGGTGATATACAAAATTACATAGACGCAGGACTGAGTAATAAATCAGATATTGGGCACAACCACACTATATCAGAAATAACAGATATTAGTAGTGCAAGTGTCAATTATGCTGTTTCATCTGGAAATTCAGACACGGTAGATGGGCTTCACGCTTCAAGTTTCGCGAGGATAGATGGTCAAACTAAAAAATATCATGCTTCTGGATTACCCGTAGGTTGGTATACAATAGCAGTTAACCCTGGTAATAGAGCGGTT